GTAAAGCTGCAATTTGCGTAAACGGTGGTGTAACTGCCATAATTAATATGTATTTTTATTTATAAAATATTTTGAACTTAAAAGTTCTTGTAATTGTTTTTGTGCTTGGTCTGCATATGTAAGATTAATAAATGTACCAGACGCCGATCCACATTGTATAACTGTGCGAAGTTGATTTATTATACTTTGTAAAACTTGTAATAATACATCGCCGTGAACCATACTTTCCGTAGCATCTTCACTTCCTAGTTTTATTTCTCCTGTAGAATTTAATATAATTCCTAATGGAGAATCAATAACTACTAAGTCTTTACGAGCTTTTAATATAATCCTATCCGATACCCCTAATAATTGAGACCCAATATATTGAGATTCACTACCTCCTAATGTAATACACCCGGTTAATGAATTTGGTTTTTTTTCACTACCTAATACAATTGGAATACTCTGTGTACTAGTTAAATATATTGAACTATTATCCTGATTAATATCTTCAACAACAAATTCCTTTTTTTCTAAATTTTCTCGACCATTTGCTAATATTATAATCGGGTCGCCATTTACGTCACCAGACCATGTAGGAGCTTTATGATAATAATTATCTTGTGGTATAGTTGATACTGTGCTTCCAAATCTTATACTGTTTCCAAATCGACCTTGCCATATATGATCTCCTTCATATGGCTGCAAAGAAGATATTTTTTGTTCAACAAACGTTTTTCCTGCAGGATGTTCTTGATTATTTATTTCGTTATGCTCTGCGATCGTCCATGTAGCTCCAGTAGATTGATTATTATTTACGCCGTTTTGTAAACCTAATGTTTGAACTAAATACCAAGATTTATCTTTGTCTTTATCAGATATTTTTTGTGTTGTTCGTTTAACCGTTTGGCATACTAATATTATTTCTCCAACAACAGGAATCTTCATATCATTTAATGATACCGGCCGGACAGTATAGTTATCAATTGATGTATGATTAGTAATAGACCGAGCTATAATTTGAAAGAATCCTCTATCTGCAGCAGATGTTGAATATGCATACGCATTATCAGTATTTAATACTTCAGCAACATCAAATTGAACGTTATTATGCTCAGACATCTGTGTTTGTGTCCTTTAATTTAGATTTAACGTCTGCAATCTTTTGTTTTATTTCTTGATCTTCTTGTTCAATTTTTTCTATCTCATCTTCTAATTCATGAGTCAAAGTAGTTTGGGCAATTTCAATAAGTTGCTGTTTTTCAGATTCAGATAACAATGAATCAGCACCTGATATAGTTTGGCTTGTAGATATATAACGTTGAACAATGGCAGTTAATTTAACTAAATGATCATCATTTTTAACAGCAACATCTAAGTACTCTTTAATTAGTGGAACTATTATAGTTGCATCTGAAGCATTTCTTATGAGTGGTTGTAGTTGTGATATGAGTTGATTAATCTGACGATCTTTCTTTTTTGAATTATGATATACATCATGCATAAGGTCAGCAAAACTGGTTCCTTTGAATATCTCTTCATTTTTATCCATACATGACTCCTTTAATAATAAATATTAAAAAGGCAATTTTATGAAGTTTTCGTTTGCGTATTCTGAAAATTTGATTTCGTAAAGATTTTTTAATGTTTTAACTACCCTAGTAATATTCGTTGTAGGTAACCCTGTTCGCTCTCTAATATAAATGTAAAGAGCTTTTTTATTAAAGTTTTCAATGTTTTCTCGCGTTTCAAATAAATGTAAAATTGAATCAGCTACGTGAATATCCGTAGTATTAGTAAAAATATAATTCAAATTATCATAACAATATTCAACAAACTCATCCATAAAATATTTTAAGGTTTCTCGCATATCATCATTATGCATTTCTGTTGGTATATTTCTTTGCTCGTCAATATCAATTGGTTCTCTGTCTTGTTTTAATTTAACATATGCTTTTTGATTTTCAGCAATAAGATAGTTAAAAGAAGTTCTTGTATAATAAGAATATGACTTCCCAGCATCTGGTTTAAATTTTTCTAAACGTGCAGTTAAGTATGTAACTAAGTCAGTTTGAAGATCTTGAAACGAACATTTGTTTAAAATATATGTTGGTTTCATTTTATTTATTAAATTTTCAGTTAGTTTCATAAACGGAGGATATATAAATCGTCTATATATCTTTTCTCGTTGAGCTAAACTATCTGACTTATTATAAGCACAAATAGCTACGTCTTGAATACGCGTGTAATAATTATTACTTTTCTTCCTCTTCCTCGGCATCAAATTCCTCTTTTAGTTTTTCAATTACATCGTTTAACAATTCAAATGTAGTTCCAGCTTCATCATCTTTTTCAAATGCACCTAATCGATCGATCCTCTGCATTACAGTATAACTTTGTTGTATTTTGTTATACATATACTGGTTAGTATCAGATACAGTTTCATAATATTCTTCTTGATCTGCTAATACCCCTGCTAATACATATGCCCTATAAGCAAAATATATAGTAGTACCTAAAAACAATACACTTAATATAATAAATGTTATCATGATATATCCTTGAAAATATCAGCAATAGAACTTCCTATTCCTGGATTGTTTTCTGCTAGATTTTTTATAGCTGTGCTTTTGGTTGCCTTACTCTTTTCTGACACTTTAGCAGGTGTTCCAGCTTTATGATTTCTCCATCGTTCGTATTCTATTTGTGCCGCCATATGATCACCGTGATGTAAAATGATAGCCATATTGGTTTTTAATTTAGCCTGAGCGCTTCTTGCAACAAAATATGGTTTATTAGAATCATCATACATTCCGTCATGAATCTTAATAGCTTGATATTCATTCCAAGACATTGGTATTTCATATTTTTGTAGCAACCAAACAGAAAGATCTGGTACCATTGAGAAAGGAATATTTTCATTATGCTTATACATTCGTCCCATATTCTTTCTGTGCCAATCTGAAGTCTCTACTTGATAAACTTCATTACCATCTCCTGGAAATCCTATTTTGCCTAAGTCATGATGCATTGCTGCAAACATTAATTCTTCTAATGTATACCCCGATACATCGGCTCCACTTTTTTTCCATAAATTATATAATTCATGAGTACAATCCATTACGCGAAGTACATGGTCTATATAACCTCCTGCAAATGCATTATGGTAATGTGCTATCGAAGACGCCGGCATCATTGCAATACGTTCTTCAAAGTCGTCATACATTTTATGAATTTGTTTTGCTCTTGTAGGAAACTGTAAATCAATTTCTTCTCGAAACGTTTCCCAATTCTCTTTTATTTGATTTGCTTCTAACATATTATTATAATATTAAATTATTTTCGTAATTCCAATACTTTACCATTTACTAGGTCACTAGTGCATTTCCAACATGTAACTTTGGAAGCGTTAACATCAACTCTTTGACAGACTCGATCACAATATTTACATTGTAATTTTTTATAACCTTGATTTTTTGTAACTTTTGTTTTTCTCATTTTTTTTATTTTATTTCTGATCTTATAACTCGTTTTTGTTTTTGTTCTTCTTGATATATGTCTTTCGGTGTATCTGTAATTGGCGAAGTTAGAGGAGTTGGGGCTTTAACCCACTCGGCTTGACTCTCCTCCTCTTCAACTTCTGGTATCACCTCAGACAGGGTGTTTTTAGTTTCAAATAAACGATTTGCAGCAATCAATAACATAACAGCTAATGGGTCAAATACAAATATAAACAAAAGTATAAACCAATTCACAACACTATCAACTGGTTGGTTTACACGTTGTGCTACATATTTAATAGGGCCTACTTCGGCCGAAACTTTGCTCTGGGTTTGTATTTTAAGCATTCGTTGATCTATATTGCTTACTGAATCCGAATATGCAATTTCACGGCTGTATAACGTGTCTCTTCTAGATGTTGTTTGGTCTAATTGTTTTTCCAATACTCTTCTGGTTGCTGAACTAGTTGTTGTTATAACTTCACCATCCGCATTAGTATATTGTATAACATTATTAGATAATCCAGATGTTAATTCGGTAATATTTTTATTTAAAGATTCTTTCTCAGTTCTAATATCATTAGCTGCGGTTTGATATCTTTGTTTTTTTAATTCTAAAACAGACAACTTTGATTCTTGATTTTTAAGTTCATACGCTGTTTCTTGATATGCAGAAACTAAAAATCCATATATGCCTAAAGATGTTATACACATCAATATGAATACAGCTGTTACTAGATAGCTCTTAAGAAGCACGGATACGGCTTTCCATTGTCGATGTAGATAAGAAGCGGTTATTAGTTTACTAACTTCTAATATTGAAGCCATTATAATAACCGCAGTAGCTTGAGCTGAAAATAATTTGCTTAATCCAAACACACTGTAATATGCAGCTGTCCCAGCTAATCCTAAAGATGCTGATAATACAACATATGGAAAAAAGCGTTTCATTAAGATCTATCGATGTAATACTTTGCTGATTCCAGTCTGCGGAAAGCTCTTGCTAAATTATCGACTGCTGATTTTTTATCAATTTTACCTTCCATCAACATTTTACCTGTTGTTCTAACCATTTCTTTTGCATCTTCGATGTCATCGGTTAGTTTATTTTTGTAACGAAATTCTGCCATTGTGACCTTTTATATAATATTAATACTATTTAATATAAATATGTTAATCTAAGATTAATGGTGTTTGACAACACTCTACATTGATATTTTGCAAAGCCAATTCTTTTGCCTTGGCTTCTACCACAACATCTAGACTGTCTACACCATAGGTATTCGGAGTAGTCAATATATAATCTGCATGAGCCTGCTCTTTGATCTTGCTAAACTCTTTGTATGCCTTAGCAAACGTTGGCCATTGAGGAAGATCGTCCCAAGCAATATTGTGCTTCTCGCAAATACCTTCTATAAGCCGTTGCTGCTCGCGTCTGCGAGACTCGGAGTAATGAGTGCATTGAGTAACACCATGCTTCTGCCAAGTTTCACGAGCCATAAAGAATGCTTCTTCTTCGGATAAGTCACCGGTATTGAAAGTATGGTGCCAATAGTCAAAGGTAATAGGAATACCAGTAACGGAATGCACCATTTCGTATAAGTCACGAACTGAATACATAGATGCCTTGTCGTCATTCTCAATAACAAGACGAGCACGACATGATTCTGATAGTCGATAATAATTCTTGATCCACCGTGCAATAGTAGACGGCTTATCATTGTAAGCGGCACCTATATGAATATTAATCTTGTTGTCAAAGCTAGGAGCATAACCAAGCATATCAAACATTTCGCTATGGCGTTCTAGACCAAGAATACTATTGTCAACCACAACCGGATCGGGGCTACCTAATATATGGAAAGGACCAGGATGTGTAGTAAGACGGATACCATGCTCTCGAGCAAAGTCACCAGCTTCTTGCAGCACCTCACAGATACGATTATAGTCAGGCAAGTCCTTGATCTCATAATGATTCCAACGAGGAAACATTTCACTGCCTATACGGAATAAACGAATGCCATGGGCTAAATTCCATTTGAGTATAGGGAGTAAATCTTCTGCGTTAAGCAGACTGCGCTCGCTAGCTAAAGGCATACCACCTTGCTCAAAGATGCGCTGAATCATGGTACGGCCGGTGCGGATACCTGCCTTGCCTAATGTCATGTTGTTACATGCATAACCAAATCTAATCATAACTTCTAATTTTATTATTAATATAAGAAAAAAAATGCAGAAATCCAAATATCTTTTTTTTTTAGTATTGGCATATTTATATAAAAGAATTAATAATAAGGAAATAAATGAAAAATATTTTATCAGAAAATATGCAGCGGTTCGGAACCAAAAATTTAACTGAGGCTGCAAAGAAAAAATTAATGTTTAAATCTATAATGGAAACAATTGATCAGCATGGATTACACAAAGCTGTTAAAACTGCATTAACAGAACAAGCAATGTCGACTATCGCAACAGCTAATGATCGTTATCTAAATCAATACTTTAAACCTAACGTTACATTTGGTATAAAAGACGGTAATAAGTTTTTTATGGATGCACCTGGTGCACAAGGTGAAGTTTTATCAACAATAACAGGTCAGGTCGGAAGCCAAATGCCATTTGGATCTACTAATACAGATACTGTAGCAGGCATTATAGCACAAAATGCCGATGCATTCTTAAAACGACGATTATCTGGAGGTGAACTAGTAGCGGCCGGTATCTTAGCTGCTCTTGTTAACAAAGCGCGTGCATTAACTTCAGGAACACCTGGATAGATAATATTTGTTATTAAATTCTTATATAAACATAGTAAAGCCCCTCAATCGGGGCTTTTTTTGTGTTCAAATATAACCTATTGAAATTCTGATATATCTATAGATAATTTATGACATTTAGATACAAAGCTACGATCAAAATATTGATCATACCAAGTATATAACATTGTGTTGTTATCAATATCTATATATATTTTTACTGGATATGATAATTCTGGATCAAATCGTCCATAATCAGCAATCTCTAATATATACATACTGCCTTGCTTAGTTACATTGTGGATAGGAAGTGTATTTCCAACCCCACCTAACGATCTGCTATAAAATGTTCTAGTCATTTCTTGGAGATCAAATACATAATCACAATCTATAACTTTATTGCCCCGATCTTCATCTGGTGATTCGATTACTTGATTATTTTCATGAGTTCCAAACTTGTTAAATATTTGAGCTTCAGTAACTGTAACTTTGATTTTTTGTGAAAAACTCACAGCGGCAATCAATAACGACACAGATAATAATAATAACTTTTTCATAACTTTAATTCTTTAATTCTTTAATTATATAATATAAATATAAGAAAAATTTTGCATATATCCAAATGATTCACGAATTATGTTTTACTGGTATTTATTAATATGCAAGTACCCGCTATACGATTGTTAGAAAACATTATACGTGAAGAAATATTGTTGTTACGAGAAATTAGTGATCCACCTAAAGATTCGAGTGGAAATCCTATAACACAACGCAACGTCGATGATAAAGTATACATATGGAACAAATCGATTGGAAATTATGTTTTACCAGCATATGTAGAATACCCAGATGTTCCTACTAGATATATTTTAGATAAATCTAAATGGGAAGACGATTCAAAAGGCGGAAATTATTTAGGAATTAATTACGGCGCAGATGCCGATAAAGTTTTAGATGTATTGCATACAGAGTTTAAATTAGCAGAACGATGGTTTACAAAGTTGCGTCCTGACAAGACAAATGCTATTAAAATTTTAAAAACTCTTGGGAAAATTACAAATGAACACGTGCTGCATACAGTATGGCAAAATCAAATAGTTGGTAACGACGAGGTACCGGCTTTAACGTCGTGGGGCAAGTATTTAACACAAGGATTGAATTCTAATTTTATTGAGTTTGATGGACCTCATGCACAAAAAGAAAAGGCCGAAGCAATTGAAGCTATTTTAGGATGGATTGACGTGCTGAAAACGGTTGGAACCAAAGGAGATGGTGCTATAGCAACCAATAACTATAAGAAAGAATATAGCTATGCAAGAAAGATGTTGAAACAAACTATGGACGCACCAATTGATATCGATTGGAGACAAATAGATGGCTTCGGTGGCACCATAACGCCACAAGAGTTTACCGAATTACCTGATGCTGCACAAGAAATAATTCAATATGTCTTGTATCTATTTGGACCTATAGGTCGAGTAGGTTCTTGGATCATTGCCGCACATAGATCTTATAAGGCTTATGAAACCGGACAAAAGTATAATGCTGGATTAATACTTATATCACAAGCTGCATTTGGTTTAGCTGACATGGGTTTCAAATATATAACAACTCTGGGCCGTTCCGGTCGTATTGCATTGATTGATAAATTGTCTAAAAGTGAAAATGTTGTTTTAAATGCATTGGAACAAAAATTTATTAATTCTGCGGTAAAACATGTTGGTCAAAAAGAAATATCACAATATCTAGTACGACAAACACAGATTGAAATTATAACTGCACTTAAAATTGGTATGCGAGGCGGAAATGTTTCTGCATATCGAATTGCTGTAGCATTAAATAATGGATTTTTGACTTTAGGTCAAATTGTTAAACCAATATTTAAATTTATGACAGCTATTGGAGTATTTGAATTAGCTAATTATACTGGAGACAAACTATGGACTTATGTATACACTGAATCGGGGATGGCTAAAATAAATAAAAAAGAACAATTTCAAATATTAATAGACAACGATGAAACATTAGAAGAAATGCAGCCACCAGGAGAGTATTCGATATCAGCCGATGAATTAGGTTTATAACATATTTATATAAAAAAGAAATCATGATTAAATTAAAATCCTTACTACTAAATGAAGAATCATTACGTCCCGAAGACTTATGTTTAACTTCTGCAGGAAAAAAAATAGAAGACTTTAACGATTTAAATTTAAAGTGCAAAGAAAAATTTTTCAACTGGGCGGTAGCTGAAAGATCTAGTACTGTCAATATAAACTATGGTTGGGATTCGTCTACCCAATTATATCAAGTAATGTCAAGCAGCGCCGGCAAAAAAAATTTAATACATTGCTATGGCATGTTTAAAACAGCATTTTATGGAGATTTTGGGTTGAAATTGCAAGATGACGGTACAATGGGCCTAGACGATACTGATACGGAGTCTACATATGAGACCATGTGCAGTAATTCAAACCAAGAACCGGTTAAACAGTCGGATGGAACATATAAATGTATGGATAAATGTAAGCCTGGATTTGTAAGAGATAAAAAAACTGGAAAATGTGTAGAAAAATCATCAATAATTTCACCAGATGGTGAAATAAGTTGGACGTCTATGATATTCTGGTCCGTAGTCGGTGCTTTTGCCTTTGCGGGTGCGACTAAGGCATTATTGTATGCAATTCCTGGACCGGTAAAGTCTTATCTTGGTAGAAAACTCAATTTGAAACTAAACAAAACAAGTTTTTCTGGTAATGTATTGGAAGGTGCGGGTTTTCTTACTCATGTAAAAGGTTTTGTTTTAGGTGCTGAAACGTTAATTAACATGGTAGGTAATAGAGGAGCTAATAGATTTAACAGATTTATACGACAATTTGAAAATCCAAAGTCTGCAGTTTATCAAAGACAAGGTTCAAAAATACCAGAAGCAGAAAGAAAAGCTGCAGCACGTGGGTTTGCAACAGCACATAAGTTACAAGAAGCAATGCGCGATAACCTTTATAATTCTTTAAAGAGAGGCTTTCAATCAGGTCGATTAAGTTTAGAATTCGTAGAAAAATGTTTACCTGTAGAAGTGGTAAATAGTCCGAAATTTGAAACGCAATTTAAAAACTATTACTATAAACATTTAAAACAGGGTACCGAGATTAAATATCTAGACAAAAATTCCAATCCAAAAGCTTATCAAATGTTTATGGATGTTCTTGCAGACGCTCAAAAGGTACCAATTAGTGGCGGAGATGGTAATATTTCTCCCGGACAAGGGGCAGATGGTATAGTTCCTGATGAGATGGCTTAATCTTTAACAAATCCTTGTAAAAAATCTTTTTGTCGATTTACTGCATCATCAAGATCTTTGCTTGGTGCTTTTGCATTGCTTGTGCGCTTTCGTGTAGAGCTAGGCTCAACAACATCTTTGTGTGTAACGGATGATCTGGCTCTTGTATCTTTTCTACTATTGCTATCATCATTTCCTCCGACGCTTGAATTGTCATTTCGCTTCGAATCCGTGTCGCTTCCGGAGTTTTCATAAATTCTTGTACTCTGCGGCCAATCTCTGCTTTGTGTTCTGTCGTGGAGTATGAGTCCGACGTCATATTGAGTTCGATGCCCTTTGATTTCAATTCCGCAAGGGTATCGGGTAATGTCATCACTTCGTTTGAGTCCTTTTTCTTCAACTTCAACCATGTAGCTACAACCCCAAGCATTTTCTTTAGTATTTTTAACATATCCTGTTTTTATTTGTCCTAACCATTTAATAATTACTTTGTCTCCGGTCTTATACATAGCTTTTTCGAACTGTTTAAGCACATATGCTGGTATTTTACTTTTCTTCTTTGCCATTTTAATAAGATTTAGTAGATGTCGTTATAACTTGTTATTTGGGGCGTATTAGCTCAAGCAATGGCCTGGCATTTGTCCTATAATACTATAAACTCGAAGATATCTAGTTGTTTTGTCTTTTTTAAACATTTTTTCTGTTATTTTGTCGCGAGTCATTAAATACCCGGATTCCATAAATCTACCAGTAACTAATTTTACTGCTTTTAAACTGTCAGATTCAACTACTAAATAATCGTCGTCGAGCATTACATCTACGCGTTTTGAATTCTTTGGTAATTCTTTGTCTAGATGAACTATAGGATAGTCTTCTTGTTCTTCTTCTTGTATTTGACTAAAAAAATCTTGTAAGTCTATTTTTGGTTGATTGAAATTGCCTTCAAATAATTGAAAAAAATATTCAACAGCTTCTGAATCAGACAAATAATCGAAATAACAATATTCTGAGTAATTAACGTGTATATTTTTTATTTTGGTTTTCATGGTCGCTAAGTTTTTTTATAATATATAAATTATCAACTAAGTCAATGTCTAATCGCTTGATAACACTGACTTTTCTTCGTGCGTCTAACATTCCCGATGCCTGTACACGACCAATTACTTCGTTGGAAGAGTCGTTTCGAAATATGTATACATATGTATTCATGTTTCTTTATTATAAATATAAACCTAACTCATAAGAACGCTGCACTGTTACCAATGCATCTTCTAATGTTTCACGTAATCTGTTAATTTCTTGTCTATTTAATAGAATAGTTTTAGATTTTACTTCAAATTCAAATTTTTCTTGTAAATCTGCTCGATGTGTAGCTCCTCCTAACTTAGTTGCCTTTTTAGCATAGTTAATCAAATCTTTATATCTAAAAGGAATCGAAGTTCCTGCTAATTGCAATGAACCTACATTAGTATTCATTGGATCCGTTTTAAAAGTAGCAGAAGAAACTTTGTCTTTAAAGAAAAAATCTAAATCTGCCCATGTTGAGCCATAACGAGTTCTAAATTTGCGGCTCACTGACCACGATTGGTTAACGCTTTTTGTCATTTGTGTTTTTATATTTTATAAATTGTTACTGTGTATACGTCTTTTGAGTAATTGTTGCGTAAAACAACGTTTTGATATTTTTCTATGAGCATATCTAACACTAATCCTGGGTGGACGTAAAAAAACCCTTCGTGATGAGTGTTATTTATCGGATTAAGCAGATTAAATGAAACTACACTTGTTGCATGATTATAAAGTAAATCGATATCTTCGAATAATTTCTGTAAATCTGCATCTTCCGTTTCGCAACGACGCTGAGTAAATAATCCATTTGCTACAATCCAAGATGTAACAGGTAATTTTGCAGATTCAAAAGCTCCAATTTGACATTCTACGTCGTATTTTTGCTTTGCTAAATCAGTCATTAATGGATTATGATCTATTCCGTGATATGAATATGTAGGCTCTATATAAAAATCTTTGATAAACCCATATAAGTCTGCTCTGCCACACCCTACGTCTAATATAGATTCATAATTCCATCCTATTAATAGATTTTGCATTAAATATCGTTGCTCGGCTGTAGTATTATACCCAACCGGAGTAGGACTATACATCATATAATCAGAATCTGTCGATGTTAATTTATCCCAATTATCAAATCTATCTGAACTAGACAAATTTTCTGCAATTTTTTTTGTTAATTCTTGTTGATTCATGATTTTGTAAATGGCAATGACTCGGTCTCTACTAATTCTCGATAAGGAACATTGGCTTCAATTGGTCCTCCATATTCAATTGATAAATTAGTAGTAAGATTGCGATTGATTCTAGTTGTATGCTTAGGTGCAGTGGTAATCATACACAACGCACTACGATTTTCTAGTAAAACATCATATACAGTTTGCTTGTTTACTTTGTATTGATCGATAACTACGCCAACTTTATTAACATCATCTTGTGTTACTATAACAGTTTCTCCTGGATTATACATTAGTCGATGATTTTAATGATTTTACTATTAGTTACTGCTTTAACTTCAAAGTCAATAGTAACTCCTTGGAAATCTTTAACAACTTTAGCTTCTGCCTCAGTTACAGACAATGCTTCAACCAAATACATTTCAGTTGCTTTCTTTTCTTTTGTACCGTTTGCGGTATCTGTCAACGTTGTTAGTTGAACTTTTGCGGTATAATACGCCATATTTAAATTGATTTTTATGATTTATAACTTATATATAATATAGATAATAAATTTGAAAGATCAAAGTTATTTATCGTCTAAAAATTTCTGTAATCGTTTTTGATTTCGGTGAAATTCATAAGCTAAATGGATTTGTCTAGGAGTTAACTTAAAATTTAATTGTAATGTATCTAATATATCAGCAATTAAACGCTCTTGTTCTCGTGCATTAAACGTACGTCCTTGCATTTTATGAATAACACGTTTTAATTGATATATAAACTCTCTAGGAACACGCCTAAGTATTCTAGATTTGTCTAGATGTATTTGTACATCTTTTAGTTTAGAACTTTTTTTTTTGATTTCGATGCTTCTGACATCAATTGTTTGGTAATTTTTACTGACTCTTTTAATAAGTCACCATATCTGACAACATGAGCAA